ATCCCCTTTGTCATCAAACTCACTTGATTCATTGTATCATTATGCTCACCTGTTTTGCAGGTAGCTACATAGTAGCATTTGTGTGTTAAGATCTGCCAAATTGCTAAAAGTTTGTTTCTCATCTGCCCTGGCCTCTGTAGGCCTTTGGCCTGGGTGAATGTTTATTGAAACTCTTTTTTGCATGCCCCTGCTTTCTTTTCCCAAAACTTAATTTTGTACTATTGCTGCTACCTTTTGCCATCTAGTTTGTTTTTATGCTTATCAATTAAAAAATCCATCCATTGTTTTTTGTCACCGAAATCCAGGTGACATTTTCTGCACAGTGCCTGTAGATTTTCAATCACATCCTTTGTGTTTGATCCACCCATGCCCCTGGCTTTGATATGATGGATGTCTACTGCCTTAGCCCCACAAACCTCACATGGTATGAAATCATCTGTATCATAATCAAAGTGATCCAGGTAGACTACTATGTGCTTTTTCACTTTCTGTCAATTTGCTCTAGCTTTCTGATAGCCCACTCAATTCCTGCATCACCGCCCCATGCATCCCACATCAATCCACCACATCCCTCAGAATATGGCACATCTTTATGCTGCTGATGTCTTTTGAAAGATGCCATTCTTGCTATTGTATCTCTAGATATTGGCTCTCTATTTGCTAGCTGGTTTGCCCTGGCTTTGCCTGTAGCTTCACCACATGATCCCCAGCCATTCTCATCAGCCCATTTCAATGCTCTTTTTGCATTGTTTGTGGCAGCCTCAGGATAGTCAGTGAATGAATCCTCTGCAAACTTACCTGATGCCAGTATGGCCTGCCACACCTCTATGGCTTTCTCTTTTGTGTCATAGATACATTCACCTGTTCCCACTCTCCATTTCCCATTTGTGCATTGTTTTACTGGCATAAACTTTTATATAATTGTTCCCTTAATTTATTTATTTTGTCCAGGTGGAAATTCTGAATGCACCATTCATAGTTTGCCTCACCTAGTTCCTTTCTATAAATAGCATCATTTACTAGTTTTTTTAGTTCCTTATACCAGTCTGTTTGATTATTCACCTTTGCCACATAGGGGCATCCGCTGTATGGATCTACATTGCTCACCAATACTGGTATTTTCTTTGTAGCAGCTTCTAGCACTTTCAGATTTGATTTCATGCCATTGAACTTGCTAGATACCAGTGGCACTACTGAAATGTCAGCCTCATTGTAGAAATTCATATATTCCATGATAGGCAATGCTTTTTTGACTGCACCTGGCATTTTCAGCCCACAGGTGAAATCATGGATCATTCTGTGCCATATCATTTTGCTGTATTCATTTGCAGGATCATAGCCACACAATGTGAAATGCATTTTGTTAACTAATGATTTGTCAGATAGAATCTTTTTGAATGGATTGCCTAGCAATGCCACATCCTTTTGATGTGTGATAGATCCTGTGTAGACTATCCTGACATTTTCACCTGGTACATGCACATCTGTGAATTGATCTTTCCCAAATGGCAAAGCATTAGGGATCACATGCACATTCTGATTCATTTGGCTGATCTCATATCTTAGTTTCATATTTGTGCAGGTCACCATGTCTGCTGCCTTGATATGATCAATGATAGGCTGTGCATCATATTGGTCATACAGGATATGCCATGGATCTAGATACCAGTAGTCATCTACATCTAGAATCAATTTGAATCCATACTTTTCTTTGTATGCAATTAGATCAGTGATGTGACATGTAGGTATGTATCTATTGACTACTACTAGGTCAAATCCCTCAGATAGTATTTCATCATTGATAGTGTCTGTAAAATATGCATAGTCTTTTGCCATGTAGTAGATAGGCAGCATCAATCTATGATACCCCACCCCACTGTTTTGCTGTGTGATTACTAGTAGTCTCATTTCTTAATTAGGCTAAATATTTTTTGTAAACTCACAGCTGTCACATAAACTATGCATGCTAGTGGCAGACAGATAAAAATAAAATGCAGGAATTGTATTGCTTTCATAGTAGTAGTTTTAAAAATGTCACCCCAGGATTTCCCCCAATTACTATCTGGTTATTAATTTTTAATGTTTAAATAAATCCCAGGATGACAATATTTTTATTTCTTTTTTGCTTTCTTTTTTGGTGTTGGTGGTGTATGCTTAAAATCAGGTAATAAATCACTAAAGATTGGCTTTGATGCCTCTACTGCCAGCTGATGCAATTCCTCAGACACAGGTACTGTCACAGTCAATGTTTCAGGCTCTGCTTTTGGTAGCCCCTCATAGTAGTATAGCAATCGTTTGAGCATGTCAAATACACAATCACCACACCAGTATGTCAATACATAGCTAGGATTCAAATACAGGTGATAAATATGCTCATACATCTGTAGATCCTGAATAGGTATGTTTCTAGTGTAGCCTAATTTGACTGTGTCAAAATTGATCTTGTTAGTTTCTAGAAAATCAATGTGTTCCTGTTTCATAGGCTTTGTTCATTATTGTTTTAAGTAATACAGAAAAAATTGCTGCACCCATCATCACTATGATCACATCAGTGACATACATAGGCAATAGATACAGTGCTAATGCTACCCATGCAGGTAGACATACCAGGCAATTGAATGGCCTGAAATCTAGCTTCAATTTTTTGTGAAATCTAGCCATCTCAATAAAATAGAAACTGAAAAGGCCAGCAGCTAAAATGTTTAAAATTATCATATTACAGTTTTTATTCTTAGTCCACCAATTGTTTTGATACAGACATCATCTTTTGATCTGCCCTCAATCTTTTCTCTGATATATTCATTCACCTCATCCATGATGTCTAGTAGTGCATCCATGTCAGTCTCTTTGTTTATGTCAATCACTACATCTAGGCCTGCATGTATATAATTGCCTATCAGTTTTTTTTGTGTGTTATCCTCTTTTCTCACTGCTTTTGAAAGTTTCTTTTTAACCTTAGTTACAGTTTTAAATAGGGATCTGTATGGTATTTTCGTGTCTCTGCTTAGTTTCAAAATATTTCTGCCATTGTCTGCATACAGTTCAAATACATTTTTCTCATACCAGTGCAACTCACCCATTGACTTTTTAACCTTAGAATCCATCTCATCATCTATCCCAGTGCTTTCATCTGCTTTCTCATAGTTATCACAATATTCAGTAAATGACTTTCTGAACTGATTGAAAAAAGTAGATCTGTCACTCTTTGCCATGTTCAGCATTGTCCTGACAATAAAGTATTTCAAATACCCACTAGTCCACATGCCACACAATCGTTCATCATTCATTTCACATAGCACTAGGAAAATTTCCTGTCTTAGATCATCCTGCAGTTCTGTTGGCTGCATTTTGCTGATTGCCTGGTTTATGTCTTTGTCCAGGTACATCTGTGTGATGATCGTTTCTTTGTTCATAGGTTAGTTATTTGGCCATTCTTTTAAAATTACAGCACCATCACTTTCTGTAGCTATCAGGCAATGGCATCCTGATGTTTTTGCTTTGTTCATGAAATCTATTTGATACTGGCTCATTTTGTCATTGATTGTTTTCACCTCACAATAAACGCTAATTCCTGTGAACTTATTGTACCCAATGATGTCAGGTACACCTTTTAAACCATTGAATGTCCTGCCTTTGACAGCCAGATTGTTCTGCCTCCATACAAAACAGAATCTAGATTCTAGTGTTTTTATAGCCTCTGCTGTGATCTGTGATACTGTCAATTCTTTCATGTTTTCAAATTTGATTCAAAATTCTGATAGTAAAAAATATTTTACTGATTATTTTTTGCATTTGTTTGCATGTAGTTTTTCATTGCATCCCTGAATGATTCTTTTTCTGTATCTAGTGACATCCTGTTTGAATCACCAGCAGCCTTGTATTGTGAATGATGTTCATCTCTTTTGCTTATAAATGCCTGGTGTCTTTGTTCTCTGTAGACTTCTAGCATCTCAAAAAATGTAGGCATATCCATACGATCATATACTTTGCCATATTTGAATCTAGGCATCCCATCCAGAAAAAGCATGATGTCCTCAAATGCTAGCTGATCCTCAGCAGATGAATCAATCAAAGCATAGGCTAATTCTAGCACCTGATCTGCATTCATCCCTACTCTTAGATTGAAATTTGACAATGCCTTTGTGATTGCTTTTGCAACTACAGCTGCAATCTTATCTGTGCCATAGCTCACAGCTAGTGCTGGCAGTCTGCTGCTTACAGGGATATTCTCAATGATTGCCAGTGGCATTGGATTGCCTTTGTCTTTGTATCTGCATAGTTCATTGAATACCTGGCCAGTGCTACCCACCATGACTGCGTTTAAAAATTGCCTCGTTAAGCTGTTGGTCTGTGATATGGCTAACTCTAGTTTGCTGTGTTTTTGTATTTGCATTGTTTTCGTTTTTAAGTTCAAATAAACCTTTCCATCCTTTTGCCATAGATTGACTGATGATCATGATTGCTGCATCTTCAATTCCTTTTGACAATGTAGCTAATTCATTTAGGCTGGCTTGTTCTGACTGTGGTGACCTGAAATTGAATTTATGTTCAGTAGATTTGTATGCTTTCCAGTTATTCCACCAATTCTCAAATCTTGCATTAGGCCATGGCAAAACTATGTCAAATTCTATTTTGGATTTTTTGACTTTCTTTTTTTCAATTTTAATTAAATCTATATTTATATTTTCATCTTCATTTTCATTTTCCATATGTGATGACATATGTTTTTCATATGTAGATGATATGATGTCTTTTTTGCTAATTCTATTAGTTTTTCTGCTTTCAGTAAAGTTTTTTCGTTTTTTGATCTCATCCTCTACTCTTTGATTGTAGTACAAACTGTTCTCATCTTTTTTAAATTTTGCGAAAATGTCAGAATCATATGTTTTACATATGTGCATCATATGTTTTTCACTTAGCCTGCCATGTAAATGCTGCATGCACAAAAGTCTGATATATTTGCCTACCTGTTCATCACTCATAAATGCCACACCAGTGATGAAATCACTTGAATAAAATAGAAATGCTGGATCTTTTGCCATAGTATAAAAAATGCCCCAGTGCTGTGGATCGCAAAGGGGCAGGTTATTACAAACCAATAAACTCATGCAGTCATCCACTACTGTATGAATCGTGTTTCAAATATGTTTCAATAAATTGAAACTACAAAATAAAATTTGATATTTTCCAAAAATTTACTGTCCTGCCTGTTTCAAAATCTTTGCCCCTGAATGCAATATGTATCTTTCCTGCATCTACTAGTTCGCCCCTCCTAGGTGTCACCCTATTGATAGGCCAGACTAGATGTTCAGCAATTTGATGATCACAGCACACACCTAGTTTTTTAATAGCATCTAGGACATCCTGCTGCTTATTGTTTATGTTTTGCTTTGCCTCCTGGTATGCAGGCAGGCTAGTTTGATAATCGTACATCTTAAATTTCTAGTTTTATGTCAATGTAGTAGCAATCAGGTGTGCCTATTTTGCATGCCTCCATAAATTCATTTAAAAAAAATCTCCTTTTCTTTCTAGAATTAAATGGCCTGTCTCTGATTAACTTGTCATTTTTGTACAGGTAAATCCAGCCTTTTGTTTCATCATCCCTTATATTGTAATTCCTGCTTGCTGCCATTGTAAATGATTAAAGCCCAGTCATTTAGACTGGGCTAGTTAAATTAAAATGGTAAATCATCAAATGATTCAGTAGCAGGTGCAGTTTTTTTAACTGGTGCAGATCCTGTCTGCTCTTTTGCCTGTACTGTTTTAAGATTTCCCACATACTTTTTTGGCTCACCTGCATCTCTCTGCTCTTTTGTTTGGCTGATCTGGATGCTGGCATTGTTCCCAAATTTGTCCGCTTCATCATTGATCCATACATTGATGTTCAAATAAGACTTTCCAGTCTTTTCAGATTTGTAGATCAAATCTTTTGGGATGTCCGATAGGCAGATACTGCCGTTTAGCAATTGGCTCATGTTTGTTTTATTTTGGTATTTGAATTTTGAATGTCACTGTACTTGATTTGATAGGTAGATCACCTTTGTGATATGTTTTTTCATGATCCTCAATGGCTTTCCTTTTCTCAGTCAGTTCAGCTATTTGCTGATCTAGTTCATCCCATCCTGGTAGATGGCTGTAGTCATATTTGACACTGCTGAACTCTGACACCTGGACACCATTGATCTCAGCTTTCTGCTTAGGATGTTTATACAGTTCATCCATCACATCCTTGCTGATTTTCTCTTTTATCATCTTTGTCAACTGTTCCATAGCATTCAGCCTGATGGCTGTCTCTAATGCGTTTAAATTGCCATTCTGTACCTGTTCTGCTATAGCCTCAGCCATTAGATCCAGGCCAAATTTAGTGGGTGAAATCTCACCCACTCTAATGTCATCTAGTCTAGATAGTTTTTCTGATTGCATCTTTTTTGATTGTGAATTGTGATTTGATATTATTTTCCTCTACTAGCTTACTGTTCATGTGATACAGTGTGTTAAGCTGTCCAATGGTTTCACAGCTGTCTAGCACTAGCAATAAATCCTCAGCAGTAGTGTAGACTTTTCTAGCCATTAAATCAATTTCATTCAATACTGGCTCAGGCTCTTTCACTGTCTTTGCTATTACCTCATGGCTGTGATATTCAGTGTCTAGTTTTTCCTCTGTAGGGATCAGAAACATCTGCATCAAAGCATATTTCAATGCAGTAGACATTGCCTTGTTTGTAGACTTGTCACCTGAATCCATTGCCTCACCCTCTAGGACAGATTCAATGAATGATCCATCAATGGTGAAAAACTTAAACTGACATTTCGCAATGGTGTAGATCAATGCCCCACCTGATTTTGTCAGTCTTTCCTCTCTCTTAGATTCTAGTACATTGCTAGTGATGAACACTGCATGTTTTTTGAACAGGGGCTGCAGTGCATTGTACATGTCATCAATGCCTCTGAATGAATAGCCCTGCTGTGCATTCTTTTTGTTTTTACCTATAGCCTCAATGTC